TTTATCACTATTTTTTGCCAAATATACAGCTATTCTTCTTAACTGTTGTGCCTCTGTCATATCCCCAGCTTGGAAAAAAGCAACTTTTCTACCTTGCCGAACTGCACGAATGGCAGCATCTATCATTATTGCCGTCTTTCCTCTTTTTTCAGGTGCTAATAGTGCCACGAAGCCACCCCTTATCATACTACTATTCCAAAATTCACCCAACGCCCCAGGATACCAGATTAAAGGTTCTGAACTCTCCTTAAATGCAGAACTAACCGCCGTGATTAACTGTTCTTTATCATTTAGGATAAGCTCATTGGTTACATTCTCCATTGGTGCATAGGCTTTTAAGGCTTCTTCTGCATCTTCTAATTCCCCTTTTTCCAAAGAGACATCTAACTGTTCTCTTACATGGGTTAAAGCCCTTTCTTTGAAATATATATGGGTGCTATCAACTAAGCTATCTACATTCAACCCATAATTTACCCAATCCTCACTCAAATCAGGTAAAATATCTTCCTCAATTTCAAGTGCAATATCTTGGGGGACAAGCCCTTGCTGATGTTTTGTTAAATATATTTCAGCAATGTCAAGGGAAGGGGCTTTCCCATACACATCATAGTATTCACAACACCATGAGGCAAGCATGGAAGCCACAGGAGTTAAGATTAGATTGGGTTTAATCACATGTCTAACCTTACGAACATAATCCGTTGACGCAATCAGCCCGATTATCATCTTCCTTTCAATTTCTTGCTTTCTCATATCCTTTCTTTTTTAAACATTACACACATTCTGGAAATCCTACTTGTAATTCTGTCATCTTGCCAAAACTCCTGCAATTCGGCAATGGAGAAATTACTTGTGAATATAGTTGTCTTTAGGTGTTCATACCTGTAATTTAAAAGGTTATAAATAGTTACATATGTCCATTCGCTTATCTTAAATACTCCGAAATCATCCAACACCAACACATCCACACCTTGATATTTCTGCAGAACCTCCATTTCCCCATCTTCCTTTGAGAAAGCACTCTTCAATTCATTCAATAACGTGGGAAGTGTTATAAAACATGTTGTCAGATTTAAGTTTTGCAGATAAGATTTCTTTTCCCAACCCAAAAGAACCTGGCAGGCAAATAATGTCTTCCCTGTTGCTTTCTTTGAACCATAGATAAACAGGTTATTTTCATTTATTTCCGGTTTCAACCGCAAGACTTCAAAATCCTTTATAATTCTTGGTGTGAAAAGTTTCTTAATAACCAAAGGCTCTATTTTTTCACACCATTTCTTTTCATTCCGCATAATCATTCTAAGATTTCAAAATATTATACATTTCTTAAAACTTTCATTTAATCTAACTTAAAAATAGCCTTATTTCTTATTTTTAGCGTGTTTTTAGCAATTATTTTCATAAAACAATACATTTACTTACAAAAAATAAAAAGTGGCTAAAAACACGCTTAAAATGCGTTTTGATTAAAACTTTTCAGAACCTCACGCCCCCGCTCTGTTAATGCAATGAAATTTCCATTTTCATCTGTTGTAATATCATCCTGAACCTCATTCTGTAAGGACGTTTCCTTTGGTAGATGTGCAATCCCAATAGATTTCTGCGGGATGTAGGAAGTTCTTTTTCCACTATTGGAAGCTCTATTCATTGCATTCTCTAAGGAAATAAACTTTTTGCGGAAAGCACTTCCACTCTCAATTATTGGCACAAATTCCTGATAGGCATGGGAGAAATACCAATTTAAGGCTTTTTGTTGACGAGATATGGAAATTCCGTCTATGCGGTATAACAAGTCAAAATCCCGCACCCAATTAAAAATTCTACTTTTGGGTAAATTTATATTTTTTGTTTGGGAAATGAAATTATATAGCTGAGTGGAGAATGTGATGTATTTCTGATTTAATTTTTCTTTCTTTAAATCTTCTGGAGATTTCTCATCCTGACGAATGGAAGTATTGATTTGATTATTTTCAAAATTATCACCTAAATTTTCATGCTCAATTTTTTTTGTTTTTTTTGTTATATTTTTTTTATTTTTTATTTTATTATATTTATTCTTATTTATTAATGTAAGAGANACANATTTACGNNCCTCAAGAGANACANATTTACGNNCCTCAAGAGATACATCTTGGAGGGGGGGTTCAACCTTTTTTAAATCTTGTGTTTTTCTTATGTGTTGCTGTGTTTGCAAGGGTTCTCCCAGAGAAACACTTTTACGTGTCTCTGGTGGGAAATTGGGGGTTGGATGTATCTCTGGGAGCAAAAACTCCTGTATTTTTCTGAAATTTACCTTAACCACCTCCTTAGCAGGAAACCCTAATTTACCTCGAAAAAGAAACTCATCCCTTACCAATTCCGCCTTAATTCTTTGTAATGTTCTTTTACTTTCTCCTAACTCCTCGGTCATCTGTTCTAACAGTAGATAGAACCAACCGTCCATTTCTGGGTAGCGTTCTTTAAAATAAATGTGTTTTTCAAGGTAGTTGCATAGAACGACTGCCTTTAATGCTCCTAATTTCTTCAACCAAACCTTATGCACTTGCAAATACCCATGTAAAGTCATAAGTTGCAGTACGTTTAATTCTTCTATGGAATCATAATGAAATCCTTTATATTCCATAATTAATTCGTGTTCATTTGTAAAATCCATTGTTAAATCCTTCATTTTATCTTCCATGTTTTTAAGGTATTTATAATATTTTTAGCTTGTTCATCTGTCAAATCTGCAGGGTCTAACCCATCTGGTAATTTATAATTATACGCATCAACTCCCCTGAAATTAAGTTCTGCAACTAATTTCATAGCCTGTTGTTGCCCCGCCTTATCTGCATCAAAAATAACGAATACACGTTTAAATTGTGTNAATAANCGTACCTGAATAGGTTTATACTTAACNCCGTATAAACCAACTCCCATATCTCCCATACGCCACACATCAAATATCCCCTCAACACAAATGGCAACATCACCCCATGCTTTCTGATTTCCGTATAAGGTTTCCTTTATGTTTAGTTTTTCACGATTTTCACTGCAAGCCAGATATTTATTTCTTGCCTTTTCTGTAACATCTCGGGCTTGGAAATTCACAATCTCATTATTCCAATAGATTGGGATTATAAGTCTCCATCGAAAATCTAAGTTATCTAATCTGGAATACAATCCACTTGCAGATACATTCCATCTATCTTTAATTTCTGCGGGGTCAAATCCTCTATTTTCTAAATACTCCTTATGTATTTTCTCAAAATCCGCTAATAATGGGGAGGGTAATGAAAATGGAAGTTTAGGTTTCTTAGTTGTAACTACCTGTATAAGTGAACCCCCACCATACCTTTTTATGATTTCTTTAACTTCTCGAAATGAGACACCTAAAACCTTGGATAAAGTCCAATTCACACCATGCCCACCACATCGCCAACAGGTAAAGAATTGCCCTTGTATATTAAATCCTAAATGGTAACCTTTATTTCCTGTACAAAAGGGACATTCTATATTTACCCAACCGTCCCTTGCGTGCTTGTGATTTGTAGTTACATATGGGATTCTATAATCTATGTATAATTTCTCAATGTCTAACATATTGTTCTAAAAGTTTATTCACGATATTTTCATTGTCTTGGTTCTTTCCGTCCAAAATATTATCAATTATTTTTTGCTTTTCTTCTAAGAGTTGTAACATTTCCTCCACAATAGTATCCTTGGCAATGAAATAGTGTATATTCACATTATTCTTCTGTCCTATTCTATGACACCTGTCCATTGCTTGGGTTAAATCCCCAGGAGACCATGGATATTCAATGAAAGCCACGTTAGATGAGGCTGTTAAGGTTATTCCTACTCCCGCAGCTTTAATATTTCCAATAAACAACCTAATTTTCTTATTGTTTTGGAAATCATCCACCATCCGTTGCCTCTGTGCTACAGGAGTACTTCCGTCAATTTTAACAGAAATATCTTTGAATTCATTCTCAATTTCAGTTATAAATCGCCTGTGTGTTGCAAATAGAACTAATTTCTCATCGTTTTCTAAGAAATTGTAAATCCATTCTTTAACTTGGGAAATAATCCCCTCCGTTGCCATCTGTTGTAAATGTCCTATTCTTACAAGTGTCTCCGCCTTGCTAATAGAACTCACCTTTTCCTGAATTATTTCTTCCTTATTCAAAGCTATATTAACATATCCCAACTCTTTTTGAAGGCTTATTTCTGCTTCGTTTAATTCATCAGAAATATTCTGGGTTACAAAGGCTATAAATTCATCTTTAGCATAATCATAATCCTTTCTATTACTGATTTCAATAGGAATATGATTATATGTCTTATCTGGTAATTCTTTTAGAACGTCCTGTTTCTTTCTTCTAATCATAAGGTGATTTCTCAAAATAGAATGTAATTCGTCCATGTTAGAAGCACCATTAAAATCCCAACCAAATCCTGTATGTTTTGCACCGCAGTATTTGTGTGCGAAATTCCATTTGTTTGGAAATAGACGAGGGTTTAATATGTTCAGGGTGTTGAATAGCTCTATGGGTCTGTTTAGAATAGCTGTACCTGACAAGGCTATGATGTGTTTCATACTTTTACACAATGCCTTTACTGCCTTAGTTCTTTGAGCCTTGTCATTCTTAATGTAATGGCATTCATCAAGGATAATTGTTTGATAAGATATTGATAATAAGTATTTCAACCAATATTGTACAATGTCATAATTGATAATTATAATATCATTGTATATATTAGTAGGTGTAGTTCCTGATAACACGGATATTTTATCTGTTCTTAACCATTTCCTACACTCCCTTTCCCAATTATATTTGAGGCTTGCGGGGGTTATTATAATTGCTGGAATTTTAGTATTATTTAATTTCAACCACATCAAAGATTGGACTGTTTTGCCGAGTCCCATGTCATCTGCAAGCAATGCCCTACCACCCCATTTCATAAGTTGTCTAACTCCATCTATCTGAAATGGGTACAATTCTTTAGGCAGTGATTGCAACGCTATTTCAATCTCCTTGTTTCTTTGCCCTATATGTGAAGATACTTTTCTTAGATATTCTTCCATTGTAGAATCAAATCCCCAACCATTCCGCATGAGGATTTGTATTGTTTTGCCATTAAAAGGTGCAGTCCAATACTTTTTACTGCCTTGGGATTTCGCAGTAACAATGAATTTTCGTCCTGGAATGCTTCTTACTATTTTTAAATCTTCTTGGTTGAATGGGAAATGGATAACCACTTCCATTGCACCCGTCAGTATATTTTTCCGTAAGAAAGCCGTCTTAGTAATTAACATTTTATTAACATTTTAAAAATCCTATATAATATATATTATACAAAGAATTCTGTTTTCATTTGGTTACATGTTATTAATTTGAGCTTTAACCTGCTTCATGCCCTCCCATATATTATTCCAGCTCCAACCCGCATTTCTCAAATCTTTAACGACCTGTCCACGTGCCAATTTAGGTTTCTCTACATAATGGTCATTTTCTAAAACAACATCAACGACTTGT